ATGAAGCTATGGCTAAAGAGAAGTTAATGTGGTTATGTCCTAATGAGCAATGGGTATGTCATGATTGTTTTGAGGACATGACAGATGAGATTAAAAGAAGTGGGATTGTGGCCAAGTTATGAAGATATTAAATCTATACGCAGGGATTGGAGGTAATAGATGGTTATGGAAAGATGTTGAAGTTACAGCTGTTGAGATTAATGAGGAAATCGCAGGTATTTACAAATCTCACTTTCCTCAGGATGAGGTTATAGTTGGAGACGCACACCAGTATTTATTAGAGCATTACAAAGAGTTTGATTTTATATGGTCAAGTCCTCCATGTCCAACTCATAGCAGATTATGTTATTCTAAGAGCGTGAAACAATATCCAAGTATGGTATTGTGGCAGGAGATTATATTTCTAAAGACATGGTTTAAAGGTAAGTGGGTAGTAGAAAACGTATTGCCCTATTATGAGCCATTAATAGAGCCAAGAGTGTTGATAGGTAGGCATTGTTTCTGGAGTAACTTTAAAATACCTAAGATTCCATTCACTAATATTGATGTTAGTAGAGCCACACAAGAGGAACTATCAAATGAATTAAACATACCATCTCCAATGATTAAGTCAAGATTACTTCTAAGGAATTGTGTACATCCTAAGATGGGATTACATCTCTTTAAAAGCATACCTAAAGATTTATAAAAGAGTTCTGTACTTCTGAGAATTATGTAAACACCTGATTATGAATAACATAAAGATAATGGTAAAATGGGTTAAGATATAATAGACCAACCACTATGCTAGTTGATTATATCGACCCTGTGAAACCGTTATGTTATTCATATCATAACCATCATATAGATTTCTCCAAAGAGATAGAGTTCGTCGTTATCTCCTCACAGACCCATGCTAACCAGTAGCAGTCTAAGTTAACAGTAATAAGCAGTTTATATAGTTTGTGTTATTTCCCCGTATCCAAAAAGTTTAAGTAGTTTAATTACTTCTGAAGAACACTTTTCTAAGTATCTTCAGAAACATTTAATCATAAACTTTGTTGGATACTATGGGAGAATGGGAGAGTTCCATAGGAAATGGAGGTGAGGATGAGACCATTATTCTGAGCCTTGAAATACGCATTTTAAGCCATTCTAAGCACACTTTGAAACAATTATGAATGGTTATAAACATGAAATTTCACCACTCATAAATGATTAAAAGATGACCCCCCCTTTAAATCACCCCACAGGCTCATTTTAAGCCATTCTGAGCGACGTTTGGGATTTCCACAAGAGATTTGGTCGGATTCCTGCCGACCCCCGCCTCAGAAAATTATAAAAAATGAAACAATTTAAAAAGATTAAAAAGTTTTTTAATTCATAATGGAAGTTGAACTAGACGCTTGGCAACAAGAGGTGATAGATTGCGAAGAAAGGTATATTTGTCTATGTAAGGGCAGACAGATTGGTGGAACGTTCACATTTGCCAGAAAGGCTGCACTTAGACTGCTGAAACAACCCAATGCTAGGATAATTGTACTTAGTTTAACTGAAGACCAAGCCCAAACAGTTATAGTTATGGTATTAGACTACCTATTATCACACCATAAGTCTAAGATTTGTACTGGAATGAAGCGACCAACTAAGTCTACTATACAATTAACGAACGGCTCAATCATAAGAAGTAGACCAACTGGAGATACTGGAGACGGAGCAAGGGGTTTTACTGGAGATGTACTTTACTTAAATGAGTGTAGCCGTATGAATGAGTTAGTATTTGAGGCGGCTAAGCCAATATTACTAACTACAGGTGGTGAAATATGGATGGATTCGACACCTTTTGGCAAATATACGAAAGATAGGACTAAATTTAACTACTTTTACAAGGCTTTCCTTAACAAAAATAGCAAATGGAAGGTATTTTACAAATCAAGTGAGGAAGTTATACATAATAGACCCGTAAGTAAGAGTTGGACTAAAGAGATAAGAGAACTTGCAATCCAATTCTTAGATGAAGAGAAGAACGAAATGAGTAAACTCCAATATGGACAGGAATATCTTGGTCTATTCATGGAAGACCTTCAACAGTACTTTTCAGACGAACTCATAAAGAAGGTTTGCTGCCTTGAACATCCAGAAGGCATTAAACAGAATGGAGAACACTTTGCAGGAGTTGATATTGCAAGAATGGGTAGAGATTTGGGAGTTATTGCAGTAGGAAGACGAATTAATAGGGAAATGATACATCAAGTTGATAATATAGTTACAAGGAAGCAATTAACATGGGAAACTGAGGAAAGGATAATAAATATGGACAAAATCTATAATTGCAGTAAAATTTACATAGACGCAGGGGCGGGAACGCTGGGTGTTTCTGTCTTAGACCACTTACTAAGGAATGAACAGGTCAAACGAAAGGTAGTAGCTATCAATAACAGAGCAAGACCACTTGACAACGATAAGTTTGCCAGACTTCTGAAAGAAGACCTATATGATAATCTAAAGTCTCTAATGGAGAAAGGAGAGATTAAGCTATTAAACAATAGTGAAGTCAAAACAAGTTTAAAGTCTGTACAATGGCAACACGTCTACAAAGATGGACAACCAACTAAGGTCAAAATCTTTGGTTCACACACCCATAGTGCTGAAGCTATCATCCGTATGGCGTGGTGTATAAAAGAGAAAGTTATTAATAGGCTTGTTTACTCATTTAAATTATGAAAGTTAAGGACAAGTATACAACTAAGGATGAAGTTGATAAATTGAAGATTTCTAAAGACAATTACGCCTTATGTGAGATGTTAGAACAGCTAATAAATAAACTAGAACACGCGAGGATTTCTTAATGGCAGTAACATTTTGTACAGCAGATCAAGTTAGAGATGAAGCAGGATCAGGTAGAGAAACTACTGATATGGATACTGCTGCTATTGAACATTTCATAAACCAAGCTGAATCATATATTTGTGCATTAACTGGAGTTGACTATTTAGGAACATATTCAAGTCTAGGTGCAATTACAAAACTAATTCTTAACGAGACAACAGCAGTTAAGGCTGCTATGAAAGTTGTTAAATATAATATGGACGGATACGAGGGAGGCTTAGCAAATTCTCAATCAATATTAGATATGCTGTATACAACATTCTCAGATAATATTAAATTGTTAATAGAAAAGAAAGCAACTGATTACATTAACGCAAACACAACTAACTAATGGCTAACAGAATACCTCACCATTTTTTAGAAGCTCCTAAGGAAACATTAAGTGTAAACTTCACAGACTTTGCAACAGGTAAAGGTATAGTAGACTTCTTCTTTGGAACTGTCGCAGGCTCAAATAGATTATCTGAAACAGCATGGTACTCTGATTTAATTTTTAAACCCGGCACTGTGAGCGTAAGTGCAACAGCAAATCAAAGTTTAGATGAGGATTTTGATGTTGATTTCATTAAGTCGGTTACAATTGAGGGAGACGCAATAGCTACTATATGCTGGGCTATTAGAAATGATGAGGTTTATAATTCTCCAGAAGTTTATCCCATAGTTAAGATTCGTAAATGGGATGGCTCAACTGAAACTGATATTGTTTCTGTAACGGGCACAAGCAAATTTCCTAGAATGGATAGTATAAGCACACTCGCAACAGATATCTTTTCATTGAAGTTAACAATTCCAAAGACAAATTTTAAGAAGGGCGAATCCTTAAGAGTAAGTGTGGAGCTGTGGCAAAAATCCAATGGAACTTCTGATATGGAAACAATATTCCTATGTGACCCTATGGGAAGATTAAAACACGCTGCTGATATAAACCAAGAAACATGGGGTCATGATAGCAATCATTTAGATTTAACTTCAACAGCAGGTGCAGTTACAATAAGTAAAATACAGATTCCATTTAGAATATAATGGCAGAATTAGACATAGGACAAACAACAACAACAAACTTCACAGGTAGTGAGACAAAGTTTACAGTCGGAGCAGAAGTTCCAGACTCGCATAGAGTAGAGGATGGAGATACCTTCTGGGATTATTCAAATGCTTCAACTGACTTAGGTTACTATATGAATATTGCAGAGGCTCACTCTTCTATTAACGCTTTAGCAACTTATGTAACTGGTCAAGGGTTTGAAACAGATAACAAAACAGTTAAGCTATTAGAGAATATTTCAGGTTCAGGGGAAGATGGTTTCTTAGATGTTTTATGGAATCAAGTTGTAATGACTGAAGCCTTAGGAGACGCTATGGCAGAGATTGTTAGAAATGACAAAGCACATTTAATCAATCTTAAACCTTTATGGATTGGTGATATGCGTAGTGTTTGGAATAAACAGGGAATGATTAAACACTACATTCATGTCCCA